TCTACCTAAATCATTTGCTGAAAATTACGCTGCAATTCCTCCGCTTTTTGATGACATAAAATCAACTCAAGACCAGATTGACGCGAACAATGCAAAGATCGCGGCATCCACAAAAGAGATTGTCGTTAGCGATGAAGAGGCCGTCGCAGAAGCCAAGGCCTATTTTGACCAGTGGAAAAAATCTGAAGATCTAAAAAAACAAGCAGCAGAAAAGGCAGCTGAAACTTTAAAGATTGAACAAGATAAAATTGCGGCAAAAAAAGACGAACTAAAATACCAACTTGAGTTAGCCGAGGCGCAAGCCGCTGGCGACTCGGAGCGCGTCAAATTCTTGCAGGAACAAAAGAAGTATGCGGATGATGTTCAGAAAGCCTTGGCGGCAGGATTCGATAAGGAAGAAGCCGCTTTATTTGCGACCAACATGGCTATCGCCGCAACCAACTCAAAAAACATAAAACAATACGACAAGGACGGAAATCCGTTGTTTTACAAGGCCGCAGAAATGTCCGCAAAACTAAACGAAAATCTGAAATCTGCAACAGGCTTTGCCGACACGCTTGCAAAAATGAAAGAGATTGAAGCTTTAAATAAAGCGGCGAACTCATCAAAAGCGATGCGCGAGGAACTGAGGGGGATGGACAAATTGCTAGGAACAACTTTTGCACAAAAATCTGAATACGATATTGTAAAATTGTTGAACCTTAAAAATATTGGGACAACTAGCCAAGACCAGATCAGGGGCATCGTTACATATTTCAAAGGAGTAAGAGACAAACTTTCTGCAAAGACAATCGACTCAGAAGAAGGACAAGAAGAAATCAAAAAAATAATCAAATTCTTGGGCGGAAACCCACTAACAGCCGATCTCGTTGTGAAGTACCAAAAAGCGCAGGCGGATACTAAATCGGCATTCGGCTCAATCCCCACCACGCTTAACGCAGACAAGAGCGTGAAGGGGTTGCGCGACTCAGTAAAGGACGGAATCGAGCTTGACGTGGCCGCGAAGTCGGGCGCAACCGGGTTGCTCGAAGCAATCAAGACCGCAGTCGAAGCGATCAAAACAGCAGTTGAAAAAATCGAACCGAAACTACCGCAACAAGTTTTAGCATAAAAAAATGGCACATACATATTACGGCTCGGAAGAGTTAATTTTAACAAGCATAACAAAAGAGAATTTCGACAGCGGCCTTAGCCGCGTCGATTGCATATACAAGTGCCGAACAACGAAGGCCGATGCTCTGGAGCCAACACTTGTTGCAGGGCTTCGCGTGCCAGATCGGCAGGATTACTTGATCCGTGAAAACGCGAAGCGCAAGGACGAGACCGATGGGTTCACGACCTTTGCCGTCTCTGGATTTTACGCGAGCTTGGTAACAAGTCCTAATGCGGTCACGCCCATTCCAAGCGTGCTTGGAGCGCAAAGATCAAACCTTGCTCTATACACCATTACCCAAAAGAGTGTTACACCATATATAACGACTTATAATTTGGATATTCTGGCCGATACAATTACGCAAAAGTTTACGTTGCAACCAACGGATTCGATTACAAAATTGAATATTCCGTCTCAAACGCTTTCCGCTAAAATACAACGCATAAGCGATGGTTATGGGAACCCTTACACAATTTCAGAACTTGAAACAATATTATCCGCAGGGTGGTCATATTACGAACCGGCTGCCAGCACAACTCATACCTACCGATCAAATTATATTGACGGAACTTTGGAAGCGTCCCTTGTTGGCGATGTTGTTATTGTAAATATTAACCGATCAAATTTCGGGAGCTACGATGAAGTGACAATCACTTGGGGACTTGATTTTAGCCCAATAACAATACAAGTCTCATACACCGAATCTGGTTTCGTTGTGTTATGAACGACTTCCCAAACGATTTCCGCGACCGCATAACAGAGGGCAAATCGACGTCTCCGATTTCTGCGGCAAACCTGATGCAGAATTTCGCTTGGGCGAAATTGGTTGCCGATCCTTCGCTGATCGAGGATACGATCCAAATGGGTTTTTCGGCTCGCAAACTTAAAATCCCAGCAATCAACAACGATGGGAATAGGGTTCTGGCCTCGACAGGCGGGGCGTTAAGTTGGAAAGAGGACATCCCAACGCCACCAGCAACGGGGACATACGTCCTCGGCGCAATTTCGGGCGCGTTGACGTGGATCGCCACCGAGGAGTGCCCATGATCCTAGGCAGGACACCAGCCGGGCTGATCAAGACAAAGACCGACGGCGGCCTTCGCGCTGTGAATTGCGCGTGTTGTGGGTCGTGTGGGTGCTACTCGATCTCGATTCCGCTCGGATTGCGTTCGCTTTTTGAAAACGCGAACCTTTCAAACCTATCAGCATTCGGGGTTCCAGCACGTTTCTTTGGATATTTAAAAGCTGAGTTTAGCGGAGGAATTGCAAACGATATTTGGTATGCGGACTTTACACGCAATTTGCCAGAAGTATTTCCAATACTTTACTTAGGTATGGGTTTTTATTACCAGAAATCGACGGGATGCTTGACGATGGGTATTGGCTCACCTGCGTATGACCGTATTGAAGGTTTTATTCCGGGAGTGTATCCTAACAGTGATGACTACGATGAACTTCTTGTCCCAGAAGTAACCGACTTTCTCTCCCCTAGTGTATCTCTAGGATATTTGGGATCGTCCGTCGGGTGCTCTGATCCTGAATTTGAGCCAAATCCTATAGATGACACTTTTACAATAAATGGATCGGGGTCATTTGCGTTTTGGTATTACTTTCTTAGTCCCTCCTCGGGAACGCCGTTCCCCCCGTTGAACATAGTCTTGACATGACAATAACTCCCCGCGCCCAACAACTCGCCCGCCTTGGCAACGCCGCGCACCGCTTCGCTCGCGCTGGCTTCGCGACCACCCCACCCGAAGCACTCGCCAGCCGCCAAGCAACGTGCAAAGCCTGTACCGAATGGGACGCGCAGGCACTCAACGCCACGGGCCGCTGTCGCAAATGCGGATGCAGCACTTGGGCGAAACTCCGCATGGCAACCGAGAGATGCCCAATAGGCAAGTGGGAAGCTGTTGACAAACCTACCAACTAAATGGCACGCGATCTTTTTATTGACACCACGAACCGCAGGCTGGCGACGAGCTTGACAAGCCTTGCACCAGCTACAACGCCGCGCTTCGTCAAAGGCGACAACGGCGCGATCAACCTGTATTTTCTAGAGGCAACAGGCAACGTATCCGCTCCGTTTAACGTGATCGACTACACCGGAACGAGCGTGAAATTCGGCGTAGGAAGCCGCACAGGCGTCCCAGCCAGCGGCACATTCACTCTCTCATTCGGAGGCCAGACGAGCGGAGCAATCGGATTCAGCGCGACCGCAGGCGCGATCTCGTCCGCGCTCAACTCACTCTCGACAATTACCGCCGCAGGATCGGTCAGCGTGGACGGCACGATGGCAACAAACTTCGTTGTCTCGTTCAACTCGGCCGGCACGCAGGGCGCGATAACAGGCAATTTCGCCAGATTAATTCCAACCACGACCGCGCTCATCGACGAGCGGCTTGCCGGAGACGCGACCAACGCCGAAATTCAAGAGCTTCAACTCCGTCTCGCTCCCGCAGTATACGAGCCAACGTGGACTGATCTCGGGACGGCATTGACCGTCAGCGTGGCAACCACGGTAACAGGATCGACGCTCAACAACGAAGTCCAGCGTCTATCATTTTCACGCGCTCCGTATCTCGGTAGTTTCCGCATAACGGTTCCGACCTACAACGTGGATATCGCTTCGACCGTCACCGACGGCGTATTCATCACAACGAGCAATCACGGCCTTTCGCTCTCTCAGCCTGTAGTTCTAACAGGCTTCTCCGCGTTGACCGGATACACCGCAGGCGTCCAATATTTCGTTCGCTCGATCCCACAGACGACCGAGTTTTTGCTAGGTATAACAGCGGGAGCAACCGCGATCACTACCGGAACAGGCACGGTGACGACGGGCAGCGTAGCTACAACGATCCTGCGGCAGACCGATCCGCTTGACGCAACGACAACCGCCGCGCAACTGCAAGCGGCTTTGCAAGCACTAGACAGCATCGGCGCGAACAACCTGACTGTGAGCGGCATTCAAGGCAGTTATTTCGACTTGACATTTGGCGGAGACAAAGGATTCACCGACTTGCCGACTCTCCAAGTGCAGAGCGGCTTGAGCGCAACGCCGGGCAAAACCGCCGCTGTGGATTTCAACACGTTCGGCGTTCGCGATCTGCTTTTAAACGCCACCTCGGTAACGACCGAAATCGAGGTTGAACTTACGACCGCAGGCGAACGAAGCACGATAATTCTCCAATCATGCACGCTCACGGAAGAACTCATTTCGCAAGGCGGGTTGAGCTAATGAACAGCCACACTTTCCACACGTTCGTCGGAACGTCGGCACCAGCAATGGCTGTTCTGATCTCGTTCTCTGAGGTTGAGGCGTGGCTTCGCATCGCTTCTCTCTTGCTCGGAATTTGCATCGGTTCGGTATCCTTGTATAAAATGCTCAAAGCAAAAAAACCATGAAGACACTATTTTCAAAACTCAAAGAACCATCCACAATTCGCGGAATCGCCATCATCGGCGCAGTTGCAGGACTCAGCCTCGAACCAGAAAAATGGGACGCAATCGGATCCGCTCTCGCCGCGATTATCGGTCTTATCGAAATCTTCCGCAAAGAAAAATGAACGCTCGAAAAATAGCACTCTGGATGGTCGTTCTCAGCTTCGCGTTTTTGGGCATGGCGTTTCTCACGTCTTGTGCTGGGTTCAACAATCCTTCGTTATGCGTCAAGACTGATTACGGAACTTTCTGCTACCAACTGCCGGATATCCAAGGACTCAAAAAATGACCTTCGACGAGCGAAGCGAGATCAACCTAGCAACGCTCCACCCAGCGATGCAAAAGGCCATGCGTGCCTTCCTAGGCGTGGCAAAGACTATCTGCGCAAAGGTTGGCTGTGACGTTAAGATCATCAGCGGCACTCGCAGTTACATGGAGCAGGATGCGATCTATGCCAAAGGCCGAACGATACCAAATACATCGATTACAACACGAGCCAAGGCTGGATTTTCGCTCCATAATTTCGGGATTTCAGCGGACATCGGCATCTTTCGCGGCAAGGAATATTGCGGAGAGCATCAGCTGTATCACGAGCTAGGCACTCTCGGCAAATCGCTCGGCATGGAATGGGGCGGAGATTGGAAGTTCGTTGACGAACCGCACTACCAATTGCGTCCGCATTGGGCGACCGGCATGACCGAGCGCGATATGCTCGCAACGCTTCGCACAAGAGTTTCAAAAAAAATCGATGTTCTCGCATGAAATTGATCCTAGAATTTGACGACTCCGAGCGATACGAGCATGAGGTTGCGTGCAAGGCTCTTGACGTTTTAATTCTACTCGACGCGCTCGACTCCGAGCTTCGATCTGCGCTCAAGCACCAATGCGGCGAGTTCGCAAATCTGGACGTCGAAACGATGGAATCTGTCCGCACTTGGCTATGGGCGGAGCGTAATTCCAGAAATATTCCAGAACTAAAATAAGTCCGCAGATGCGCGTGG